AAAAAACCCGCCCGTAAATTCTCAGCCACGCGCTGGTAGGAGACCGCATGAAACTCGATGTGACCATAGATTTATCCGAAGTGCAGAAAATGCTGTCGGATATGCCCAATACGGTGCGCACGGCAGCGCGCAATACGCTCAATGACGGGGCATTTTTTGCCCGTGACCGGGTGTATGACAAGATGCGCGAAAAATTCAAGGGCGGACCAACACCCTATTCGCTACGTGCCTTCAAGGTCGATAAGGCCGATAAGCAGACACTACAGGCCAGCACCGGGCTGCGCGTTGATGGCGCAGGTAAGGGCGGGCTGTATGAGAAAGTGCTCGGCCATCTGTTTACGGGCGGCTCGCGGGAATATAAGCGCATGGAAGGTGCGTTTTATCGGCTGGGTGTGCTGCATGCCGGGTATGCCATGGTGCCCGCAGCCGGCTGCCCGCTCGATGCGTTTGGCAACCCGAAGCCCTCATTTATCACGCAGCTGATCAGTTACTTCGGCGGATTTACGGAGCAGGGCTACCGCGCCAATATGACCGATAAGCGAAAGCGCAGCCTGGCCAAGTCGGGTAAAACCGAGTCAGGCTATAAAACGATCAATGGTGTGGTGTATTTCATCAGCCGCGGGCCGGGCAACTGGTTTGGCGCAAGGTCGTGGCAGCAAGGCAAATATCAGCACCTGCCGGCCGGTATCTGGCAAAAGACCGGTATTCATGGCGTCAAAGTGCAGCCGGTATTTTTATTTGCCAAGCGGGGCAACTACAAAAAACTCATCAATCTCGAAGAAATCAGAGATCTGACCCAGGAGCAGCTGGTCAAGATTTTTGAGCGCGAGATTGCCGTCGGATACCAGAAAAATAGAGGTTAAAAAACCCGGGTGGGCGAGGTGGTCAACCAAAGGAGAAAACCATGGACCACCGCGAGCAGGCGGCACACGAGGCAGTGCCGCAGGATTTTATGGGCGACCTGATGGCCGCTGCCATGGCAATTTGCCAGGCATTTACGCTGGATCATGCCAAGGAACTTGAACGCCAGATGATTGCCAACTGGGGGGGTGACCGGCCCTATATTGGCAAGATCGGCAAAGAGGCCCGGGCCATGGTCAGTTTGCGTAACCGCGCCATCATCCGGGACTATAAGGCCGGCGAGCGGTTGCCGTTTCTGGCGCGCCGGTACGGGCTGTCTAAAGTCCGGATCTGGAAGATCGTGCAGGGACAGTAAGCCAACTTTGCGGCCGTTAACCATTTTGTCTTAACTGGTTAACGCTGCATCGGGTTTGATGCGGTCATGACGACACCCGCAGAAGATCTGGCTCAGGCCCAAGAAGCCATTGCCGCGCTCAAAGCCGCGGCGCTGGACTATACGACCAACCGGGCATTTACCTCGGAATACGAGATTGCCGGCCGCCGGATGAAGTTTCGATCCATGGTCGAAGTCAAGCAGCTGCTTGACTTCTGGCGCGTCGAGGAGTCTCGTGCGCAACGCCTGATCAATCTGGCCGCTGGTCTGCCTGCAGGTAACCGAATTCTGACCAGAATGGGCGGCTGATATGAGCCAATGGCATCAACTTGCATCCGATAAGCTGCCCGGACATATTGCCCGGTCATACGACATTAAAAACACCAAAGTCCCGGTAGCTGTAGCGCAAAAACGCGCGTTTGCCGGTGCCAAGATTGATCGCCTGACGGCCGATTTTTTAACAACCGGCGTGTCGATTAACCAGGAGCTGCGTGGCGATCTGGATCGATTGCGCCAACGCAGTCGACAGCTGAGTAAAGACAACGACTACGCCCGTAAGTTCCTGAACATGGTGGTGCGTAACGTCGTTGGCCATAGCGGCTTTATGCTGCAGGCCCGCGCCGAGGATGCCCCGAACGTACCCGACAATCTGGCCCGCGCTGCCGTTGAAACACACTTTGCCCGCTGGGCACGGCTAGGCGTTTGTGACGTTACTGGCCGCATGTCGTTTGCTGATATCCAGCGCCTAGTGATGCGCATGGTGGCACGCGATGGCGAGGCACTGGTGCTGGAATTGCGCGGCACGGCCGCCGGCAATAAGTACGGCTACGCCCTGCAGGTGCTCGATGTCTCCCGCCTGGATACAACAATGAATCTGGCCGCAACGGGTGGCCGAAATAGCATTGTGATGGGCGTTGAAATGAACAGCTATCAGCGCCCGGTGGCGTACTGGTTGTTTGAGAAAAACCCCGGCGGCCCGGAAGGCGGCAGCCAGCGCATCCGGGTCGACGCTAAAGACGTGATGCACTTCTACCTGCCGGACCATGCCGAGCAGAGCCGTGGCATCCCCTGGCTGCATACCGCCATGATTCGCCTGCATAACCTGCGCGGCTATGAAGAGGCCGCGGTGATTGCCGCCCGGATCGGCGCCAGTAAGATGGGGTTCTTTACATCGCCGGATGGCAATGCCGCTGATGTGGCAACCGACTCTCAAGATGGCGAATTTATGACCGAAGCCACGCCCGGCGAATTCGGGGTAATCCCGGCCGGCTGGAGCTTCGAGTCATTTAACCCAGATTACCCGCACCAGCAATACGGCGAATTCATTAAAGCCGCGCTGCGCGGGATCAGCTCAGGCCTCGACGTTTCCTATAACTCCCTTGCCAATGACCTGGAAGGCGTTAACTACTCCAGCATCCGCTCCGGTGTGCTGGAAGAACGCGACCAATGGATGACCCTGCAGGGCTGGTTCGTCGAGGCCTTCCTGACCAAAGTCTTTGAATCGTGGCTCGAAATGGGGATGCTCAATGGCGCCATTACCCAGAGCAATGGCTCGGCGTTGCCACTGGCCAAGCTGGATAAATTCCTGGCGCATCGCTGGCAAGGCCGCCGCTGGCAATGGGTTGACCCAATGAAAGACATCGAAGCTGCCCGGCTGGCCGTGCGCTCGGGGGTTTCCAGCCCGCAAGCCATTGCTGCCCAGACCGGTGTCGACTTTGAAGACATGCTGGCCGATATCGCTGCCTTTGAGCAGGCGGTGGCCTCTGCTGGTGTGACCTCGATCAGCTATGCCGAATCCGGTGCTGGCAGCCAACCGCCAGCGCCACCGCCGCCACCAGACGCAGGTTCTGGCGGTTAACCATTTTGTCTTAACTAGTTAACGCGAGAGGGATGACCATGCCCAACATGGAAAAACACATCAAACCCGGCAGCCGTGTCGAGCGCTCACTATCCGTCGAGCGCGCCATGGTGGATGCCGAAGCACGTACCGTCGAGCTGGCCTTTGCCAGCGAAACGCCGTACGACCGCTGGTGGGGCACCGAGATTCTCGACTGCGCCCAAACCTCAATTCGTCTAGGCCGGCTGGTTGCCGGCGGCCCGCTGTTGATGGATCACGACAGCCGGGATCACGTAGGTGTTATCGAATCCGTCCAGATCGGCGCCGACAGGGTATGTCGTGCCGTGGTGCGCTTTGGGAAAAGTGCGCGGGCAGAAGAGGTATTCCAGGACGTGCTGGATGGCATCCGTCGCAACGTCAGCGTCGGCTACATGATCCACGAAGCCAAGCTGGTTGAAACCAGCGAGGACAAAGACATTTACCGCGTTACCGACTGGGAGCCGTTCGAGGTATCGATCGTTTCTGTGCCGGCAGACGCATCGGTCGGTGTCGGCCGTGCGGCTGGCGAGGAATCGCCGGTCGAGGTGATTGAGCAACCCGATCCGGTTGAGGATGCCGAGGAAGAAGAAACCGACGGCACTGAAACCAAACAAACAAAATCCACTCAAGGAGTAGTAACCATGCCTGATATCAATATCGACCAAATCCGCGCCGATGCTGTTAAAGAAGAGCAGAAGCGCGCTGCTGAAATCCAAGCCATGGGCGAACACTTTGCCCGTTTCGGCGCCGACAAGATCGCCGCCGAGTGCCTGCGAAACGGTGATACCGTTGAAGCCACCCGTGCCAAGATCATGGAAAAGATTGGCGCCCAAGCCATGCCGTCGGCCGAACTCGGCCTGAACGACAAGGAAGTGCGTCAGTATTCTGTGCTGCGTGCCCTGAATGCCATGGCCAACCCGACCGACTCGCGTGCCCGCGAAGCGGCTGCCTACGAGTTTGAAGTCAGCCGCGCTTACGCCGACAAGATGAACAAGGACGTCAAGGGCATCATCGTGCCGCATGACGTGCTGGCCCGTACGCTAGAAGTGGGTACCGGTAACGGTTCGACGGCTGGCAAACTGGTCGCCACCGATCTGCTGGCCTCGGACTTTATCACCCTGCTGCGTAACGCCATGGTCATTAACGGCCTGGGCGCTCGCTTCCTGAGTGGCCTGAACGGTAACGTGGCCATCCCGCGTATGACGGGTGGCGCTGGCTTCTACATGGTCGCTGAATCAGGTTCGGTCACGGCATCGGATCAGGCATTTGACCAGGTCACGCTGGCACCGAAAACTGGTGCTGCAAAGACCGTGATCAGCCGCAAGCTGATGCTGCAGTCGTCGATCGATGCCGAAGCCATGGTCCGTAACGACCTGGCCAGCGCCATTGGTCTGGGTGTGCAGAACATGGCGATCAACGGCACGGGTTCGAGCAACCAGCCGACTGGCATCCTAGCAACCTCGGGCATCGGTTCAGTGGCTGGCGGTACCAACGGTGCCGCACCGACCTGGGCCAACATGATCGATCTGGAAACTGCTGTGTCGATTGCCAATGCCGATGTCGGTTCGCTGGCCTACCTGACCAACGCCAAGGTGCGCGGCAAGCTGAAGCAAACCTTCAAGAATGCTACCTACGGTGAAAACCCGGTCTGGACGGATGGCAACATGGTCAACGGCTACAACGCCGCAGTGACCAACGCTGTACCGTCGAATCTGACTAAGGGCACCGCATCGGGCATCTGCTCGGCAGTGGTTTTCGGTAACTTCGCTGACCTGATCGTTGGTCTGTGGGGCGGTCTGGAACTGCAAGTCGATCCGTACTCGTCGGGTGATACCGGCGCCGTGATCGTGCGCGCCTTCCAGGACTTCGATGTGGCCGTACGCCACGCCGAATCCTTCGCAGCCATGAAGGATGCTCTGACCGCCTAAGGCGATCGGAGATAGGTGACTCGCATGAAGGCGATCCGATTCCTGGCATCTTGCCTGGCAGCCGGATCGCATCGGGAGGCCGGCGCGGTTTATACCGTGCCTGGCCAGATCCCGGCCGATGAGGCCGTGTACCTGGTGCGACTGGGACGCGCCGAAGCCCACGAGGCTGAGGTCGTTGAAACTGCCGAGCAACCGGCAAGCGCTGCTGTGAAGCCGCGCAAAAAAGCCAAGGCGGAATGATGTTTGTCGAAAATACGGCGGCTTTTCTGGTCGATTTCGGGGTGAACGCCACGATCAATGGTCAGACGGTCCGCTGTATTTTTGATAACGCATCCGATGATGCTTTTGCCGTGGTTGCCGGAACCGGTCCACGCCTGCTCTGTGCTGATAGCGCTTCGGTTGCTGTTGGCCATTCAGTATCAGTTAACGGATCCAGTTATACCGTTGCCGCCATCGAACCCGATGGCACCGGCTTTAAGCGGGTGATTCTGAAATGAGCAAGCGCGAATCCGTACTGGCCGCCATTGCCACGCTGCTGACCGATCTGGCCGATGGCCGGGTATATCGCAGCCGCCGTGAGCAACTGCCGACGCTGCCGTGCATCGTGATCGAACCGGAAAGCGAGTCAACTATCGAGGGGCCGATTGGCCGGATCAATGCCACGCTGACTGTGGCCATTAGTGTGTTTTACCAGGGAGAGATCCCGGATCAGGCTGGCGACACCCTGATCAGCACGGTGGTACAGCGAATCGAATCGAGCCCAGGGCTCGGTTTTAGCGATAGCAGTGTCCAGGCGCAGATCGGCATCGATATCAGCTTTGATATCGAGAACTTTGACGCCGGCCGGGCGGTTATTCGCGCCCGTGTCGACTACGTAAGACCTGTCGGAGGTGCCTGATGGCAACGAAAGAAACAACCCAGGATCTGCCGCTGCCCACCGAGGGCGGTAGCTACATTCGTGATGACAAGACCGGTGCGCTACAGCGTGCCAATCAGAATAACTCGCAAGAATCGACCCAGCCGGCTGCTGATGCTGCCGCGTCTGACAAGGAGTAATCATGGCCCGTATCGTCCGTAACTCGGCCATTCTGGCCAAAATCGAAACGACCTATGGCACCGACAGCGTGCCTACAGGTTCTGCCAATGCCATGCTGGTCTCCAACCAGCAGGTCAACCCGCTCAATGCGCAGAATGTCGACCGTGCGCTGCTCCGCCCCTACCTGGGCGCTTCGGAGCAACTGGTCGGCACCAAGTACGTTGAACTGTCGTTTGACGTCGAGCTGCAAGGTGCTGGCGCCGCTGGTACGGCACCAGCCTACGGCCCGTTGCTGCGTGCTGCTGGCCTGGCTGAGGCAATCTCTGCTGGCGCTCGTGTTGAATACACCCCGATCTCGTCGGCTTTCGAGTCGGCAACGATCTATTACTACGATGATGGCGTGGTGCACAAGCTGCTCGGCGCCCGTGGTGATGTGGAATTCAAGATGAATGTCGGTGAGAAGCCGGTCATGTCGTTTAGTTTCCGTGGCCTCTACGGTGGCGTTTCGGCAGCGTCGACCCCAGCGCTAACGATCAGCAACTTCAAGACACCGGCAGTCATTACCGACAGCAACACGGCAGATATTCTGCTCGGCTGCAC